CTTCTTCTTCCAAATCTTATAGAATTCACCGTGCTTCATCGTTCCATGAATTTGGAACTCAAGACAATGCACCATTTCATGCGCGACTGTGTTGATGAACATCTGTTTAGAGGACGCGGTTATAGTGCGTGTTTTCTTGTCTGTGAAGCGATCCTTGAGACGAATAAGGGTCTTGCCCGTTTCGATATCACCCACCGCTTGCCCGATCATTCCGCGTAGTCTAGCAATCTCTAGATCAGGACGCTTTAGACAGCCTTCGAAGACGGCTGAATTAATGAATGTGAACCAATACAAAAAGTCACGCTTGGATGGGAAGAAAGTATCTTCCGCATCCGCGTGTTCTTGGTATGCTCGCTTTAACGCTTTGATCTTGGTCTTTGTCATCATTGGCTCCCTTGGTTGAAGTCAGCATGACAAAGACTTTTTGGTTTAGATCAGGTTACAGGTCCTAGTAGTCCTGGAAACGCTTCTCTTACCATAGCTTCGGTAATACCGTAGGCTTTTTGGAAATTCTTTGAAATCAAATTGGTCAAAACGACCGCATCGTCTTTCTGTAGACCTTCCAACATCTGGATCAAAATCTCGTTCTTACGTTCCACTGGCAAAACAGAAACCTTAGGATTCTGTGGACGCCAAAGGTCTTTAATGACCCCATGTGGGTTTTGGAGAATATATACTCGCACCATGATATCATAGATGCCAGTGTATCCAAAAGAAAGTGGGACATCCATTGGCTTATAATCTGGAATTGGAGTTTCGAAGACTACTCCAGGATGAAAGTTACCCATCAAAAGAGCTTGGAAAGTACGTGCGATAGGGATATTCCCATCGGAAGTACCATACTTCACCATCAACTCAATCTTCTCATGCTTTCTTTTGGCATTCTTAATTTCGTCAAAAATCTCACTAAATTGCTTAATCATTGGTTTTCCTATACGGATCGGCGTACACCTCTAGAACGAACCACCGTTCTGTCAGACGCCTCATCTGTATTTATGCCGCCAAGAGCTTTCTCCATAGCTTCCAATTCTTCCACAAAACTATCGCCATAATACAGAACATCGGCTTTTTCAGCTTCCTCAATGAATTTGGCCATTTGAGGTCGAACCTTTTGGATCTTTTTTACCAATTGACGTGAGGCTTTTTCTATCGCCATATCTTGTCTGACCCGATCTTGCACCAACTCTTGCATTTCCACAACCTGGGAATTAAGCTCATGGATTTTAGCTTTCATTTGGTTGTATTCTGAGATTGGGATATTTACCTTTAAATCACTGTCGATCTTAATTTGGATCAAATCTTCCACGGACGGCCGAAAGCTTGTCATTATAACGGTGTTATTGGCATAGATGCTCGTGGCACCGCCGGCACCACCGGCAGTCCCTATCCCTGTTCCAGAGATTATTCCAGAAGTTACTGTTGCTTGGTTTAATTTTTGGCTATCGATAGCGTGCTTGGCATACCAATCTGCCCGACTATCCTCATTGTAATCATATTCCAATTTTGTTTGTTCTTCTTCCGTCTCTTGGATTATTCTATCCAATTCTTCATTGAGACGAGCTTCCGAATCCTCTTTGTATTTCATTTCCTCTAAGAGTTTTCGGTATTCTTGGAAACTGATTCTTCGTTCTTGTTCGTCCATTGTATATCCCAATCTTCTATTGCCGCTGTAACGGCCATATTAAATGTCATACCTACCTTCATGTAGTCGAGGACGCTCTGTAGAAAGCGATTTTCGCAGTCCTGACCGCGTGCAATCTCAAGACACTCTAGAAGCTTTGATGCTTCCGGGGTTTGTTGAGGCGGAAGATTATTCCGCATTTCCACTATCTTCTCGTGTGGCTGCAAGAACCACAAATTTTCATCGTCGCTATTTTTTGTCATCTGGGATAGGTATGCTCATGTGGTTAAGGATGAATTGATGCAAATCATGTTGCATCCCGACACGGCGTGAAAACATTGATACGATTGCTTCCTTGATCAACATCATATCACGAAACTGATCCTCGTTCAACTCACGAGGATCAAATAGGTTGTTTTCTCGGAAATATTCCGCCATGTTTTCCAGAATATTAGCCGTGTGGGCTTCTATTAGGAAGACTGCCTTGTTGTATGCTTTCTCCGATTCAGAAGAAGACGCCCAATCAATGGTTTTGGGCGTCTTCTTTACTTCCACAACTTTTTCAGGAGGAGCTTTCTTCTTTGCACCAAATGGCACAACTTTTTCTTTATCGTCCTCTGACATTGTTTTCCTTTGCGTTACTAGAACACTCTAAGAATGACCACGTCCTCATTGACGCGACCTTTTGCCGTGACATGGTCAGTCTTCAAAGCTTCGAAAGAACGCCGGGCACTAACTTTACCACCATCAATGATTTCTTTCAAGACAACTTCTGGCTTGCGAACGCGCTTGGTTCCAGAATTCTTCTCGTCAAACCCATAGATGGTCGAGCCTTTAATCGTGAAACCGCCACGATCAATTGCGCGCAGGACAGTCAACTTCCGATATACTACGTTGAACAACCACACCTCACTTGCACCCACCACTTTACGCGGGTCAATGCTTGTGATCTTGTATTTATCGTCCGTCTTCGCATACTTGAGTTTCTTCACCTGCTTTTCGGCAGGCTTGGGGCGCTTGATCCGTGCGGCACGCACTTTCTTCTCTTTTGGTTCTTCCGTCTTGACCAGGACACCAAGAGCATCACGGTACTCGGACATGCAGTAAGCAAGACCACGGAGAGTTTCGGTCTTATAGTTTGCATAACCCTCAGTAATCTCTGGGTGTTTACCAGAAGTTGCCATATCCATTTCTTCGATTGCTTTATTGAGCGTCGGTAGATATGCCTCTGCTACCTTGGAATCGATGCCGCGTGCCTTGTAAGTGACAAACACATCTTCATCAAATTCCTTGGTATTCAGGATCACGTCAAACATTTGCTCGCATAGTTCCAGACCCGGGCTGATCTTGTCGGCATACTTGATCGTGGTCTTCCTCGGTTCGTCGCGGGCGATACCAATTCTCGTATAAAGGTATTCGATCTTCGCATTGAAGCGTCCCATCGCTTCTTCATCGATCCAAGCCTGACCGTTGAGAAGCAACCTTGCCGTCCAGCCGACAGTCATGAATTCGTAATCGGGAATTGACTGGAAACCGTCAATCGGCCTATTGTTTGCCTTCAGATAGTTGATCAGTGAGGTCTTGGCAACCGAATATTCGAAACGGTAGTTGCACCAATTGTAGTAGTCCTTCAATTGGCCTTCCGTTGAAAGACCTTCCCAAATGGGTTCAGGTCCAATGAACTGCCGCTCGGTCATTGCCGTAGCAGTCGCCCCAAGTTTCTTAGCTCTAGCCATCGTTTAATCTCCTCAACTTGTATGCTCATTCTACATGTCGAGGACGTATCTGTCAATCAGATTAGTTGCGCCGGATCGACAAGTTTCGACTTGACAAGAGCACCGTCTGACATGTAGAACCTAATTTTCCAATTAAGCATAGAGTTAGGGCCCTCAGTCACTAGGTAAGTGACATATTCTTTGGAAGAATGTTGAGGTTTGAATTCAGCTTTGATGCAATCACTGGTATCCACTGATTTGATAAAGAACACACCATTGGCATCAAATTCAACTTCGGTTTCTGTCCTGGTTTCACCTTTCATATAGTGTTCCACAGACGAAACAGCCATCTTTTGATCGGTTAACCAAAAGAATTTGTTGGAAGGATGAACAGGAACAATATCAGTCATATCGTGACTCTTGTTAAACCAAGGTTATAAACTCTGATGTATCTTTCAGGATTTTTTGGAAACGCAGCAACAATATTGGATATATTGTTGGGTATTACCGAGCTTTCTCGTCCAAATATATCTGACAAATAGAAAGCTGATCTATCCATCCAAAGGACATCCAAACGATTATTGAACAAACGCCACGCATCACGCCAATAGACAATTCGTCTATGTGTTGATGCACTCAAAGCAATACCACAACTACCTCTTGTGGGAGATTTGGCAATATATTCACCTGAATAATAGGTTGTCCCCTTATATGGTACAGGTTTCTTGAAGTAAACTTTTTGGTCTTTTTTAGGAGTTTGTTGACTATCCATGTATATAAAATATTTTCGGAGTTGGCGACGAACCCAGTCTTCTATATTCATTTGATTGAGTTTATCACAATCAATGGTACATCCAACTACATCATCATTGTCTACAATGACCGGGGCCGATTCATAGGAATCCCATACGAAAGGCTTTCCTTCAAACGTACAATAGGTCATCCCGTCATAATGAGATGATCCATCTTTCAACCGAACAGTCATTTAGAACTCAATGTGACCCGAATTAGCTAGTTCAAGTATAACGTCGCCGTGACATGGTAGCGGTTTGCAGTGACAAATCAAGTCTTTTCCTCGCAACCCATCGACCAATTTCCTCAAGGCAGGGTCACTCAGAACCTTTTGCTTGAACATGGAAATACATTCCATTCGTGTACCGTGTCTACCAATAACAAACGGGTTTCCAAATGGAGTAGTCCTATCAACCAGGACAGCATCCTTTGGAAACCCGTTTCGTATGTTATATACCTTTGGCATATTAAAATGGCGACCCTGGCAGGATTCGAACCCACATGTTTCCGTTAGCTTTCTCCTGCTTAGAAGGCAGGCGGCATACAGGGCCATTTAAATTTGGTGCGGGTGGAGGGACTTGAACCCCCACGTCTTGCGACACCGGGGTTTAAGTCCAGCGCGTCTACCGATTTCACCACACCCGCGATATTGTTACTCTAACATATACTATTTAGTGTGTCAACTCTGAATTTGTCTAGGTATTCCTTGTGGTTTCCTACTTTAGGTAGGTATTCAGTTTTCCACTTATCAATGAGCTTTTCTCTCGTTGTAATGTGGTGCCAACCAAGACGATTGTTGACATCATATTCTGGAATACGTGTTTGGATTTGTAGCTTCCTATTTAGTGTCAAATCATCCATGGGATACCAACCATGATGAAAAATAAGGAAATCTTTCGAATAGGTTTCCGGTGTTACGAAGTAATGTCTTCCTGGTTTAGGATAATTGACACGATAATTGTGGAGTGAACGCCCAGCACGTTCATCCCAAACCCAATAAGGAATACCAAAGTCTGTAGGCTTCGTTTCTTCATATCTATATGGAGTAACGTAATCCTTATCCACTAACATGAAACTTGGTACGATATGTTGAACTTGATAATCATCAAGTTTGGTAAAATCACCGTAAAGAAACTCGGTGACATTCAGGGTCATTTTCCAACCTTCAATCCTATCTTCATAATCTTGGACTTCAAGATCAACGTTTATTGCTCCAAAATCTGCATTTCGTGAAACAACCATATCCACTTTACATTTGCTTCGACCGCTTAAAAAGTTGTTTTGGGCTCGTAGGAAATATTCGGCAGAATGATCTGTGGAATGATAGTTGATTAGTAGGATTTGGTCAAATATCTTGGTATGATGATCTAACCAATAAGGTAACAAACGTTGTTCATTAAAAAAGTGGCAAAGTAGTGTCTTACGCATACAAACGCTCTATATGGAATTTCGGAAAATAAGTGACAATATATTCCACAACAAACTGGGATGGCCTGATAGAACGAATCTTATCAACGATTTCATCTCTGAAATTCCATGCCAATGGTACAAAATCAAGAGTACCGGTGTTCAATAGTAAGGATTTGTCTACAATCGGAATATGTAGACCAGGAGAATATAATCCATACTTAAGTGGATTTTCATCGATGATATAATCCAACTTAGCGTTGCAGGCATTCAAGAATGTCATTCCCTTGGCCGCTGCCCCAAAGCCAACAATCATTCTTGTCGGATAATTTGTCCTGCTTTCGTTGTACCACTCTTTGAATTGATCAATGGTAACACGAGCCATTTTACCAAAAGCCTTATAAGCTTCGATATCATGGAGACCATCGTGTTTTTCCATGGCTAAAATGTTCCTAGCACGAAAATCAACAAAACCATCGTGATCGCGGTTTGTAGCTTTCCTAAAAATAAAGAGGTCTGATATTCCATGAACCGGGACACGAATGCGATCACAGAGTACCAGACCGGCGCGATTAGCGCACTTTGATATGGAAGAAGCATTCCAGAAACTCTGGTGTTCATGATAGATGGTGTCGAATTCACCATTCTTGATCATGTCAGCCTGAGAGTTTTGGATGAATAGTAGACCATCTTTGGTCAAAAGCTCGGCACAACGTCGCATGAAATTAACTGGATCGGCGTTATGGGCAAAGACGTTCTGGGCGTTGATGATATCAAACATATCATATTTGTCTATTAGAACATCACGAGAATGGTAGTTCAAGTAATCACAAACACCATCATGACGCTTGAGCGTTTCTTGCATCAGGTTTTCCGCCGGATCAAGTCCAACAGTTTTGATGGATGGATCAACCTTCTTTATGGCATCCAATTGAGTACCATCGTTACATGCGATATCCAGGAATGTTCTAGCCGTTTGTTTGTCTTCATTTCTTAGACGATATTGCTGGATAGCAAAGCTAGAAAACCATGACATGTAGTCTTTAAGTGTCTTGGAAGTCCCAGATACATAAAGATAGTTTTTGAACATCAAATCTGGATCAACAGCATATGATAATTGGGTATGGAAGCAATCTTTGCAAGTGTTGACTGCCAATGGAAACTTATC